GGTATACGGACTCGGAGTACCCAGGACCTAGAGAATCCCAGATGTCCTGGGCCATTGTTCGAAGGTCCATTGAATTTTAAATGAGAATTGCTCTTAAGTGAATGCTGTGGGTTGGTCACTTTGTGACGACCCGAGCCTACTTCGGGTCTTTGAGTCTGGAGGAGGCGGTTTGGGCTATCGCCCCTGACCTGCCTATGGCCCTTTTTTTGACCCCATGGACAAACACATGGGGTGAAATCAAGGATTGGAAAATATACAATTGGTTTTACAAATTGCCACACTCCATGTGGTCCTTAATTTTGATCCGAAATTCAAGGATCCGGAATATCTATGCTTTTCATATTATCATGGACATTCTAAGTCATACGGGTCAGTGGTCCATCGAGCCGTTTTTTCCAATTGGCCCGGTCATTCATGGGTTGTGGAATCCCATCGAGTGGGACTAGGGTCATCATCTTCATGTATAAATGACACTTGTAGATTTCGGTCATTGTCCGTATAAACATCAATACTATTATGCTCCATAGCATAGGACTTATACTCTCGATAATTTGGGATACTTTATCGAGAGTCAAGTACGTTCCGAGCGTTGTGGCGGCGACGCCCCAGCCGAAAATATACATGAGGTTTACGCGTTCCGAGTGTTTAAGCGCTCCAGATTTTTGATGCGATAAAGTAGCCGAAGAGCTAAGCTTCTATTATTTTTCCAAGTTTGATTAACTGGTTCAGATGACCATAGTATTGTCATTCTACTTGTTAAATTTGAATTGTTTCTTTTAATACTATTTATCAATGAACGAACGTTTTCGTTCGTCATACTACGGTTGAAAAATGATGGAAAATAACGACGAGCAGACTGGACCGGATACCGCTTATTTCCCACTAATCCGAATGTGGGTTCTTGAATTCTCGTAATCATTCGTTTATATTTGTTTAACACAGTTGAATTACCAGAGTTTACATTCAGTGAAGTTTCATTATTATTAGATGAATTTGTGACTCCTCTTCTTACTCTCCTACCATTACTATTTGAGTTTGAACCTCCTCTTTTCAACCGCATATATCTTGAATATGCGTTTTCAAAACTTGTAACTGCTCTTATGTAATTCGTAAAAGGAATATTATAGTTTTGAGGAACTTGGAAGTATTTTTTAAAAGCAATCGGAGACAAAGTCGATGCTCGGGCTATACTCTGCGCGGAAACAGCAGGATCTCCGCGACAACCCGAAATAAACACAATTAATTTTCCAGTTTGTCCTGACCTTGCCCTATTTATAATATCTTGGAGGTTTTGTTTCGTCCCATGGAATTCCCTTCCGGGTATTCCAACTTTCCATAGACCAGCTAATTCATTAAAATATATCGCACCCCTCGCCACATTCGGGGCGTTTCTAGGCTTTGGAGAATCGTAAAATTCAAGAGAGTGATTTGCAATCACAACTCCAGGTGGGTAAATGTGTTTCTTCCAATTCCACAACTTGTTTGTAAGAAGACTAGGCTTTTCAACTGGTGGTAAATTTCCTCGCAATAACTGTCTAACTTTATTTGGATTTTGAAATATTGTCTGGAACTTTTTATTAAAAGTATCCGATGTATCACCGAGATATCCCGGTTTTGTAGTAAATATTACATATGTATCTTTGGGGACAAAAACAGGTGGTAATGATGGCTCGTGCTGCCCGTGACCCACCGCAAGTGCAAACTTAAAATTATTCACATTCGCTAAAAGTGAGTTGAGACGTGTATGCCTATTGTTTGCCATTTACCATACCCCAAGATTTACTTCTGGATCGTCTTGAACGACTTGGCGTACTTGCTGCGGACCCACGTGGCATCCTGCTTGTAGATGCGGGACGCACGCGGCAGGGTCCGCTTGGTCAGGGTACTGATGGCGACCAGGCGGCGCATGACGGAGATGGGCTTCTCACCCTTGCTGATGCCCTTGCTGAGCGCCTTGTGGCGGTTGGTCTTCGCCTCGACCGGGTGATACCCGTAGCGAGTCAGCATACCTCCCTTGAGGCTACCGATCACCTTGGTGCTCTTGCCTGCGGCGCCGACGTCCTTGGCGGGTACGGCCGACACACGGCTCGTACGCGCCTTGCGGACATACGAGTAGGAGGCGCGATCTTTGGTCGCCCCGACGCGAACAACCTTGCGAGTACGACGCGTGGTATATCCTGAGCGGATGTGTGAATGCATTTACTCTGGGCTGAGAAAAAGTCCTGGGGGTCCGTGCCATTTCCTACGGACTTGCTCGTAGCCCTGTATAAACAGCCGAATCTTGCCCTCATTTGACGCACCGAATTCAAAAGCCGCGCCGTCCGGTATCGTGAGCTCGAGGTTTGGGTAGTCATACGCGTGCCTCAATTTCATTGTAGAATAGAGGATGTTGAGGGCGTATGACTTGATATCCTTGACTTCCCCAATGGCGCTCCACCCGATGCTCAGAGAGAGTACGTCCGGACGCCCAAGGAACGGCCCTCCTGGGATGGATTCGGCAGATCCGCCGTCTATGTAGTGCCATCCGTCCGCCAACTTGGTGCTCGAGAACATAAAGGGTATGGCGACCGATGCACAGACGGCGTCCAGAACGCTCATGGTCGGCGTCGTGTCGACCGAAAAGTAGACCGTCTTCATCAGGTCGACGCAGAACGCAGATGCATGGAACTTCACGGGGTGCAACGCATAGAGCTCGCGGAATGTCACATCATCTTTCCCACAGAACTTTAGACAGGACTCGACGAGAATCTTGCGCACCTTGGCCGTAGGCACAAGTCCATAGTCTCGTAGGAGGCTCTTTATGTTTGGTTTCATGAGCTGTTTGACGGGCACAGTGAGGGCGTAGTCCAGCACTTTGGCTGGGTCGCCTTTGGTCGCGCAAAACAGAAAGCCAAGAAGGGCACCGGCCGAAGCTCCCGAGATTTCCTCGAGATCATCGAGCTGACCGCCCCTCTTGAACTTGGCGAGAACGCCGAGATATAGAAAGAACCCCATGGCGCCTGGGCCTATGGCCAAGTGGCGCATCTATTGTGGGGGTTTAATAAAACTGCGGGAAAAGTCCGCGCAGGGAAGCGAATACGATGGCGAACACCATGGTGTGGACGCCGGTCGCGGCAAGTCCACCCGACGGGGGAAGGGTCAGGAGCACACCCGGAGCCAGCAAGATGAAGAGGGCCAGAGGAACCACAAAGTCCGCAAAGGTCAGTGTGAATTTAAAAACAAACTTGATGATGGCCCATGAGATGATAGCAAACATGAGCGCGTGGATAAGGAGGCCCGGGGTCGGATTCGACCAGAGGTTCGCGAGAGCAAACAGGCACGTCGGCACGAGCACCTTCGGTCCGGTGATGTCGATCATTTACTATTAGACCTAGAAAACAAAGTACCCGGCCCACGTGAAAAACTGCTCCGGCTGGACCCTCTCACGAACTATGGCCACCTGTCGTACGCGCTTCCACACGTCGGTCATCAGTGGCGTCGGGTACATGGTGGGTCCAAACTTGGTAGGATTCAACACGAGCTCCACAAACTTGGGATAGGTGCATGCGTGCTTTCGAGGTAGGAAGTTGTCATGAATGAATTCTAAAATGAAATTCCAACCATCGAGGAGCTCCTGGGAGTACATGTCCTGCCAGTCTTCTGGATGGAGTTCGGGATCAAAGTCGTCATGGTCGTCTGAATCATAGACGTAATGGTCGCCCTGGTAGACGTCCCGGGAGTATTCATCGTTGATACCCATGGTTTTTACTTATTGTGTATACGGGCGTCCCCTTTATAGGATGCTCAAAGGTTCGCAAGACCCGTCACGCTAATGCTGGTCGACGACTTGGAAGGCGCTGCGTCCTGAATGGCAGTCCAGGCCCCCTCGATCTGCGCCTCGTTTCCACCGAAGAATGAGGCAAGACCCCTCTTGATGACATCCTTGGTGATGGTGCCCTTGGTCTGCTTGGTCTTGAGGTTCACCTTGACGTTGTCCTGAACCTTGACGGTGTCAATCTCATTCTGTTTCATGTGAGTCGAAATAAAGCCCTTGAGCTCCTTCTCACGGGCATTCAACGTGCCAATATCCTTGCGTGCTGCAGCGAGCTGGGCCTTCAAGTGGACCCACTCCGTCATAGCATGTTTGAAATCCATTACTGGTATTTCACTCCATTTTTTTAAGTTGGTTTGAGCGCGTCGAACTTCCGTGATTTTGTATATACTCACTTGTAATCGTAGTCGATCTCGAACTTGGGACGCATGACGTCCGGGGGGATCGTGCTGAGGTTGAAGATGCTGACCGGGTCGCGGGGGTTCAGCGGCTCGCTGCGGAAGTCCTGGTTAGCGTTGCGCAGGACACCGCCGAGCGTCTCGGGGTAGCCAATCTGGCTGCGGGGGTCGAGGTAGTTCTGGTTGCCCAGGATCTTGTCCGGGCTGAACTGGCCAAAGTCCTCGGTCGCCACCACGTCACGGGGGATCAGGCTGGCTGAGCTGACGGCCTGACCGATGTTGTCGCCCATGGAGGACTCCACAGCCATGGGCATCATAGGCTTGCCGCTGGAGACGCGGGAACCATCGCCAGCGCGAGACGACTCGAACCCCTGGATGGCGACCTGAGGAGTGGCATCAAACCCGCTCTTCTTGGGGGCGAACAGGAGAACCAAAATGACAATGACCAGAACCACGATGGCGAGTCCCTTGCGATTCATTTATACTTAGTGTCTACTTTTTTTTCGGCCAAGTCTGGAATGTGGCGGTCTTCGACGTGCCTGGGGAATTTAGTCCAAATAGTCGGTCGGGTCCTCCTCCTCCTCGGGCTCGTCCATGAACGCGTACTCGGTCTTGACGACCGGCCTGGCTACCCCACGGACGCGCACCTGGAGCACACGCCACACTGGACCGAACGACTTTTTCAGGAACCACAGACCAGAGAGCTCGAGGAGCGCATCGACTGTCGTACCAGCCTTTACGTCCTGGATCTCGACCGAGTTCTTCTGGGTGTCGAAGGCGACGGTGACCACCTGACCCTTCACGGATGCGAGGCTGACACCGAGTACGCCGTCCGTCACGCTCTCCTGGAACGCCGTCTGGATCGTCTCATCGCTGAGCTCCTTGCCGAACCACTCAACCTTGGACGCCTTGGCCTGAGTCAGGAGCTCTCCATCAATTGCCGAGAAAATCTCGGAACCCTCTGGAACCTTGAAATTCACCGACTTGGTCGATAGGTCGTCCTGGAGCACAAGGCCATTCACCTGACGCTGAGATCCATTAATCTTCAAAAAGTACCGGCCGTCAGGCAACTTCTGGGGCTTTCCGTACTCCATCTGTACTACTCATACAAAAATATTCTTTAACTTTAGAACGGAGGAAGATGTCCACATCTTCCTCGCCCGCGCCCCCTGCCAAGACGTGCGGAGCTCAATACATCCTGAAAGATTGCCAGTGTCTAACCGACCCCTTTGATAGATATTCTACAGTCTGTGGATACATCAGCAAGAGGGATGGCCTGTTGTACGGGTGCGACACTGGGTGCTGTTCTGACAATTGCGACAATTTGAATAAGATTCCAGCGGGCCTCGAGAATCGCCCGTCCGCAGGCGTGTCTCTTCCACGTGGCTACGGATCGAACATTGCGACAAGTTCAGAGCCGACGCCGACGAAAGGAGAGGCTCCTTTCTTTCCTGTCAAGCCTGAGGAGCTGGGAAACACGCCCGCGTCGTACAAGGTGTGGCAAGTCCTGCTGATCGCAATTCTACCGCTCATTTTGGTCTTGTTTCTCTCGTGTTTCATCTAGTTAAAGAGGGAGACCCTGAGTAGAGTACAATGGACACTCCCGTTACTCTCGATGCTCTGATGAAGGAGATGAAGGCCCTTCGCAAGGAGGTGCGCAAGATCCGCACCCACATTGAGGACCCGACCGGTGAGAAGCAGGCGGCCCGTTCCAAGAGCAACGGCTTCAACAAGCCCCTGGACGTGACCCCCGAGCTTCGGGCCTTCCTGGGTCTGGCGGCCGAGGAGAAGATCTGCCGTACCGACGTCACCAAGCGTGTAAATGTGTATGTGACGGAGAAGGGCCTGAAGGAGGGCAAGTTCATCAACCTGGACGAGCCCCTGAAGGCTCTGCTCAAGGTCCCCGAGGGCACCCAGGTGAGCTTCCTGAACCTCCAGAAGTTCCTGGGCCCTCACTACCTGAAGGACCCAAACGCCCCGGAGAAGAAGCCTCGCGCCAAGAAGACCGAGACTTCCCCCGAGGCCCCGGTGGAGGCCCCCAAGGAGAAGAAGCTGCGCCCGAAGGTCGCCAAGCCGACTGCAGCCTAGAAAACTGGTCCTTCTTCGCATGGCTTAAACAACTAAAACCCATGTAGAGTACAATGGATGAAAAGATCGCCCCCCCGGTGTTGTCCAGGGACAACCTGAACGCAATGGTCGGCACAAAAATCAAAAATATGGAACTGTATCAACGGGCTTTCACTCACAAAAGCGCGTTGAAGCGGTACACAGGCCTCACCGGCTCGTACGAAACTCTCGAATTCATGGGCGACTCGGTTCTCGGCTTTGTCGTCACCAAGCACCTCTTTGACCTCCACGAGAAGGAGCAAGAGGGATTCCTGACCAAGGCGCGTACGAAGATGGTGCGAGGCAGGACCCTGAGCGAAATCGCCAAGGTGCTTGGCCTCGAAAAGCTCATCCTCATGGATGAAAAGGGCGAAAGGAACGGCTGGAACACCAACGAGCACATTATGGAGGACGTCTTCGAGGCGCTCGTCGGTGCAATCTACCTGGACCTTGGGATGGTCCACGCCAAGGAGTTTATCCTAAAATCATTCACCAAGGTTCAAACCTCACTGGTCGACGACAACTTCAAGGATCAGCTCATGCGGTGGTGCCAGGCGCTCAAGTACGAACTACCCGAATACCGCCTGGTGAGTCAAGTCAACGGCCAGTTCTTCATAACGGTCGTGGTGGACGGAATGGACGGCGGGTCCGGTTTCGCCCTGACGAAGAAGCAGGCCGAGCAGAACGCGGCCGAGATTGTACTTAAGACGGACCCCCGTTTTAAGAACAAGACGATACCTAGAAATGTCGCACCTCGAAGCGAGAGCCCGTGAGCTCATTAGCGCCATATACGCCGAACAAAGATCTCAGGAATGGTTAGACCTCCGTGAGCAAATGATCACGGCAAGTGATGTCGCGAGCGCCATCGGGGAGAACCGCTACGAAAGTGTCGACTCTTTCATTAAAAAGAAGGTTCTACGGACCAAGTGGGCCGGCAACGCAGCCACGGCTCACGGGACGGCCCTCGAGCCTATGGTCCGGGACTTGTACGACCAAAAGACCGGTCGCAAGTCTCATGAGATTGGTCTGGTTCAGCACCGCGAGTATTCGTGGCTGGGCGCCTCGCCAGATGGGGTCACAGAGGACGGCCTCCTCATCGAAATCAAGTGCCCGCTGACTCGAAAGATTGAGAAGAAGGTGCCTTCGTACTACCTGCCACAGGTCCAGCTCCAGCTGGAGATTACGGACCTCGAGGAGTGCGACTTTGTTCAGTATAGACCGGCCAACGGAGAAACGCCAGAGGAGTATGTAGTCGTGCGGGTCAAGCGCGACCGTGAGTGGTTCGCCAAAAACCTACCAGCCATGCGCATCGCGTGGGACCGCATCGTCAAGGGGCGCGAGTTTGGACTATGTGAAATCATCGACGATCCCGTCCCGTATGCTCCTAGCCAGGTTAAGGAAGAAATACATTGTGATATTAAAGATGAACCCGCCGTTCGCATGTAAGCACAAGCCTAAGATGCTTACGTGCAAGGAGTGCCAAGTAAACTTTTGCACAAGATGTATTCAACTTGAGGCGCATTCATGCCCAAAGTTGAATGCACGTATCCAAGAGGAACGCGACAATTTAAAAAAGAAAATGGTCAAGGTGGAGGCGCTGAAGGTCCTGCCGATTTAGGCGGCCCCAGTCCCGAAGGGACTCTCACTTCAGCTGGCTTACCAAATACGCAATGATGGCCAAAACAATGAGTGTAGTCAGCACGCTCTGGAAGTCCTTTGTAATCTTAAAGGTTCCAGGGTGCTTGGTGGTGCCAGCGCCCATCCAGCTCCATGGAAGCTCGGGGCGGAACCATGTCACGATCCCGTTCGAGTACTCGAATTTACGCGTCGGGAACGCCCCATGTGGCGCGTAGTTCGGGCTGATGGTCTTGAGGTGCACATTCCCGGCAATGTCCTTCGGCTTGAACTGAAGGTCGTCTGTGTAATCTGTCGGGGTCTCGTCGATTCCACGCGTGTACGACCCATCGATAAAGACATCCTTGCGGAAGCCATCGTGGTTGATCCCATAATCCCCGGTGAACGTCGTGACATTGAACTTGTCAATCTGAAGACGGTCATCAATCATAAGCGTCGAGGCCATTCTACTAGACGGCCATATTATTTTTAGAGGTCCCGTAGGACTTGGTTTTCATCTTCACCCTGTGGAGTTCCCACATCTCGTCCAAGTCCACTTCGAGCATGTGGGCCAGCTGGAACAGATAACTAAACACGTCGCCCATTTCCATGACCACATCTGTGCCGCGGTCCTTCTTGAGCCCCGTCTTCTTGTAGATTCTGTGCTTCTGTCTGATGCTTGACGCAAGCTCGCCCATCTCCTCGTTCAGCAGCATCCACACGATGCTGACGGGGGCTTTGTCCCATCCTTTCTGTTGGCACATGTGCGCCGTTTCATCACGAAACTGATTCATTTCTTATGTTTCAAACGGCCCGCGTCCTTAAGCGGTGAGGCGCTCCAGGGTCTTCCTGTAACGGAAGACGAGGATGATTGCAAAGACGAGCAGGACGAACTCGGCAAAGAGCTTGAAGCTATCGATGCGATTTTCTCGCTCGGTCCTCTTCTCAATCCACGGACCGACAACCAACGTGCTGAAGATCCGAATGACGCGGTCGATTGCAAAGAAGATAAGAAAGCCAAAGAGGATGTCGTCGAGGGCCTTCATTTACTATCGGCCGATACTTATTTTTCGTAAGGCTCCACCTCGTAGTAAGACGTCGTGGCGACACCCGGGGTCGGAGCCGCAGGGACTTTGAGAGCGCCAATCTGGGTAGTTGCCAGCGCGGAGGGCCAGAAATAGAAATTCGCAACCTTCACAGTTCCGGTCAGCGGCCCGCTAGGGGCCCAATACCATTTGTCATTTGCTGCATCTGGCCAATAAAACGGTCCAGAGAAAGTGATGATTGACACGCCGTTTTGATAAACTGTGGCGGCGCCGTTTTCCACCCGAATAACAATATTGACCCACTGGTTCGTCGGAAGACCCTGGGCGCTCGATGCGTGGTGTCGCGTAATTGTACTGCCTTGTTTCCCGGCGTGTTCTACCTGAAGACGCGTGCTGTTTTTATAAAACTCGACGAATGGCAGGCGGCCATTTGGTTTGGGTTTTGCACCGTCCCAGTTGTCTAACGCTCCGTGTGTGAATATAGCATTCCAGTTGGTTTGGGTCGCCGAGACATAAACATCGAATGAAATCGTGTATCGGGGGGTGGACTGCGTGGAGTATCCCGTCGGCTTCGTCGTAAACTCTCCGGTGGCTGCAAGAACCAATGGATCCGACTGAATCTTCTGTCCAGTTGACCACACGACCTGGCGAGGATCGGTCGGTGTCGGTGCAGGCGCTAGTCCAGGGGTCATAGGCGCCGGTCCAGGGGTCATAGGCGCCGGTCCAGGGGTCATAGGCGCTGGTCCAAGAGCCATAGGCGCCGGTGCAGGCATCATTGCACTAGGGGCGGGCGCTGGTCCAAGAGCCATAGGCGCCGGTCCTGCAGCAGGTTTGGGCGCTGGCCCAGGGGTCATAGGATCGGGTGACGGTGCGCGCGGGGCAGGGACCGAATAAGGGGCAAATGCGGGAGCAGGAGCAGGGGCCGGTGCCGATCCTGCAGCAGGTTTGGGCGCTGGCCCAGGGGTCATAGGCGCAGGTGCCACCGGCGCCGACTTCATAACGGGTTTGGAAACCGCCTGTGCTAGAGCCTGAGGAGGCGCCGACTTCATAACGGGTTTGGAAACCGCCTGTGCTAGAGTCTCGGGCCTTTTTGTTAGATAGTAAATTACGACGACCAATACCACTACCACAACTAATCCGCCCATTATCAGTGGCAAATTGGATCGTATTATTTTCCACAATTTGGAAGGCACAACGGAAGGCGCAACGGAAGGCGCAACGGAAGGCGCAACGGAAGGCGCAACGGAAGGCACAACGGAAGGCGCAACGGAAGGCGCAA